CACCGTCCCGTCTTTATAAATTTTACCTTCAAAACGATTGTTATAGGGAGTCACTAAGATGTTAAGTAAAATCACAGAGGTATATTTTAAGGAAACGGGAGAATGTGCTTGGGGGAACGCGGGATACGATGATGAAAGTAATTTTAACTTACGTTTGCATGTGGAAGGACCTACTACCAAGTATATGATGTGGTTAGAAGACCGCGCCTCCAAAAACTTTAAGGTAACTAAAGATCCCACATCGTCCAACAAAGAAAGGAATGCTATAACTTTGCTGAAAAAATGGGTGGCTACTTATAAAGATGATTATCGATATTGCGATGAGGTTTATCATGAGGCAAAATTGTTATTAGGAAGAATAACGTAACAACGCATAAATGACTGACATTCCAACGGCATACATCCCGGTACCGGCTTCATACGGATACGCGACGATACTCCCCGATATGGATTTCGAAACGTATTCCGAAGCCGGGTACAATTTCGACAAAGACCTCAATAAATGGATATCAATATCGAAATCCGCCCCGCACGGTCTTGGTGCAGTCGGGGCAGCTGCATATTCCGAACACCCGTCGACAGAGATACTCTGCCTCGCCTATGATTTAAAAGACGGCAGGGATCACCGTTTGTGGCTTCCTGGCATGTCCCCACCACAAGAGCTATTTAATCACATCGCCGCTGGAGGATTAATCGAGGCGTGGAATAGTATGTTTGAATATTTAATATGGGAAAACGTATGTTACGCCCGTATGGGATGGCCTAAATTACCGCTCGAATCGTTACGATGCGCAATGTCAAAATCGTACGCTTTCTCATTACCTGGCGCCCTTGGAAAAGCGGCCGGGGTAGTTAACGTCCCAATACAAAAATTAAAAGACGGCGCCCGATTAATTAAAAAGTTTTCCTGTGTGCGAAATCCTACTAAAAAAGATGCACGACTCCGCATTCGCCCCCCGGAAGACCTCGTCGATGCAGAAAAATTATATAATTACTGTTCTATAGACATAAAAACCGAAGCGGCCCTCTCCCGATTAATTCCGGATCTATCTCCGGAAGAATTAAAATTGTGGTTATTGGACCAAAAAATTAATGCTCGGGGCGTATCTATTGATATGGAATCCCTCCAGGCGTGCATATCAATTATAGAACAAATCACTGCTAAATATACAACAGAATTGTTTAACGTTACCGGGGGCGCGGTATCTTCCGGTAGTGAGATACAAAAAATAATTACATGGTTACGTAATGTAGGAGTCCACACGAATTCAATTGACGTCGAAAATGTAAAATGGCTGTTAGACTCCGACAATTTACCGCCCGCCGCCCGCCGTGTTTTAGAGATTCGGTCGTTTATCGGTGCGTCGAGTGTAAAAAAGTTATTTTCCATTTCGAAACGAGTGTCTCGTGACGGACGGATGCGGGGGCTTTTTCAATATCATGGAGCGGGTACTGGCCGATTTGCCGGTCGTGGACCGCAGCCGCACAATTTACCGACTTCCGGACCTAACGTTCATCACTGTATTTGCGGGCGATATTATAAGATCACTTTTAAACTTTGTCCAAGATGTTTACGACCATCCTCTGAGACCAACGTAAAAGAATGGAACATAGATTCCGTTTCTTACGCCCTGGAGGTCATTAAACGACGGGATATCGATTTACTCGAATCTATACTCGGGGATCCTGTTGCAGTCGTCTCCGGATGTTTACGAGGCTTATTTTGCGCTACGTCCGATAAAGACCTAATATGTTCGGATTATTCCGCCATCGAGGCCGTAATCCTGGCAGTATTAGCCGGAGAACAATGGCGTATTGACGTATTTAACACCCATGGAAAAATATATGAGATGTCTGCGTCAAAAATTACGGGTATCCCATTTCAAGAGTTTCTTGATTATAAAATAAATACCGGAAATCACCATCCGGCACGTAAAAAAATTGGAAAAGTCAGCGAACTTGCGTCCGGATATCAAGGTAGCGTCGGAGCGTGGAAAGCATTCGGAGCCGATAAACACATTGGAGACGATGAAAAGATCTTGGCAGCTGTCCGAAAATGGCGGGCAGACTCCCCAAACATTGTAAATTTTTGGTATAAGATCGAAGACGCCGCTCGATCCGCTATTCAATTCCCCGGACGGTCTTTCGGATACCGTGGAATTTATTATCAAATACATAGCGATACGTTATTTTGTCAATTACCGAGCGGTCGAAAATTATGCTATCATTCCCCCAGGTTAACACCGGACGTAACGCCCTGGGGGAAAGAGGTATTAAAAATATCTTATATGTGTTGGAATACCGATCCAAAAAAAGGGCCGAGTGGTTGGATAAGAGTAGATACATACGGCGGTAAACTCACAGAAAACATCGTTCAAGCTATCGCCCGCGACATACTAACGTATGCCATGGTTAACCTGGAAAACGCGGGATACCCTATCGTACTACACGTACATGATGAAATAGTCGCCGAGATCCTCAAAAGTTTTGGATCAATTAAAGAATTTGAAAAAATTATGAATATTATGCCGCCATGGGCGCAGGGATGGCCTATTCGTGCCACCGGTGGATGGCGTGGAAAACGTTATCGGAAGGAGTAATAAATATGGCCACAACAAAAAAAGAATGGATCGACGTATATAAACGTGATCGTCAACGTCGTTTTACAAATTCGACTTTCTCCCGTGTACGTGGGGGAACTACAAAACCCGTGGTTATTATTTCACGTAACGGGCGGAGTAATTTAATTTTTGGACGATGTCCGTTTTGTAAGGGTTTAACACATTACGGTGTTTGTCAATGCTGCGGAGGAGTTCGCGTATGTTCAAAGTGTCGGGGGGTTATCCAAAAAAATAGCTCAACGCTTCCGTTAAATTACGATGAGAAAAGAGACCCCATCACCCACGGGATTTGTGACAGCTGTATTAAATCGGAATATCCCGACATGTACGATAGGATTATTGAAAAACGTAATCAACGTGTATAAAATATATTGACCCCCTTTTTGAAATTACGTTTTTCGTAAATATTTTAATCCGGACTGTTGACCATGGCTCCCGGATCGGGACGGTACCGACTTCCTGTAAGAAAACTACAAATTCGTAAGTCCTTGATTTTCATACACGTAATTTCTTCATTTTTACCAGGTAAAACGTTACGAATATCGTAACTAAATAAAAAAAGGGACGTTTTCTACGTATAAGGTAAAAAATGCCCCTTTTCAATATATAACCCCACTACAAGGTATTAATCAGTGCGATATATAAACGATTGAGCCACCAATCCCTTAGGATTAGCCGCATTAAATCCCCATCCAGAATCTTGAAGTATGGCGGATGAATCTGTTATCCATCCAATAAAATTACTTGAAGCGTTATTAGTTATAACTAATTCCCCTAGTCTTCGTTCCCTCGGGGCCGCCTCAGCTTCAACCATAACAGTGGCTAACGTTCCCGACGCAGGAACAATGTCCGAAGGCCAAACGCCTGTCCCCGCAGGGGGTGAAACTTCAAAAAAATCATTAGCTGTTGAATTTACTAAATGACCCCCCGATGGTATAGTTAAAGTAATAAGATTCCCCATTTTTATGTACTTCCAGGTTTCAACGTCTAACACGTCAGCAAAAGGCGTCCGAACTTCTGCGTCAAACGTTCCCGTTATTCCTCTGGGGGTCCTTTCTCTCGCATACAAACCGCCACCAAGCGATATGTTTGGGGAGGTGCTACTGGTAGTAACGACAAAAAACCTTACAGATCTATCCGTAGCTTGTATTTTTAAAGCTTGGCCCTCTTTAAACACCACGGATTCACCAAGAATAGTCGTTCCAGCGGCTAAATCCGTAGTATCTGCAAATACGTATGTCGTTGAAGTACCTAAAATTTTAATAAGCGCTTGGTAGTATTGGGACACTAATACAGTGTCCGGTAAATCACTGGGAGTTAACTCCGCGACACCTAACATTTTTTGAAGGAGTCCCCAAATATCATTTAATAAATTTTGTTCCCATGGTGTTCCGGTACCATCTCCCGGGGTTGTTATATCCTGAGCGGAGCCATACGGATACGACGCGCTCGGGGCTGTTATTTTTCCCGTGTATCTTGCTCCCGGATCTATCGCCATTATAAACCTCCTATACGTAAAGAATTAACATGCCAATCCATTGTTGTGTAGGGCATATTTTTAATAATAAATTTTCTAATTCTTCTCTTCTATCAGTGTCAATATTTACAAAATCCCCGAATGTTTCGCCCCCAATATATATAAAATACGGCCAATATATCGAACTATCAGGAATAGGATAAACTTTTCTTGTTTCAATAAAAATTTCATAATACCCGCATACGGCTGTTTCTTCCCCACATGCCGCCAAGGCCTCCCCACAACCGGGGATTATGTCTCGGGAGATAATACTAATTTTATTTACTAACGTATAGCCGACATTACCCGATAAAGTCTCCCCACATGCTGCCAGAGCTTCCCCACATGCTGCCAGAGCTTCCCCGCAATCGACTCGATTACCGAATATATATTGATTTGGGTTTCGCGGTGTCGCGGCTCCGTAAACACCTATCGCCGCTTCGGTCCCTGGAACCCACCATTCATGTACATAAACATTAAAACCCGCATCCTGTAAAACAGCCTCCACTTGTTCGCGTGTATTTATCTTATGTAACTTCCACGCGGTATTAAGTCGTATACGTCGATCTGCCTCCGTAAGAGTTCCATCATCTATTATGCCGAACTGTATCTCCCAGGCAGTTAACTCCCGCGTAGTATCCGGAAATATATCCAACCATATTAAATCAACAAAATTTCGGAATCCGTTTAGTCCATTACCGAGACCCTGAAAAAACTGCCGGAGCCTTTTACCTATTGTTATACTCCACGCTTTCGCACGGGGCAATAAATGTCGTATTGAATTAAACATAACTTATCGAACCGAGTTTAGTTTTCTCCCCTTCAATAAGGGAATACGCAGCAATAGGCACACTGAACACAGTTATAACCACGCCTGAAAAAGTAGAGTTAAAGGCTGTTGTAACATCCTCAACCGTAGCACTTACAGAACTATTTGTTATACGGTCCTTACGTGGCGGAATACTAAGCCCCGCAATATACGGCTCCCGATCTAAAAAATAATCCGTTAAAGCGGCCTCGATTTGTACTTTAACCTCTGCAAGACTTTCAGATACTAAACCATACACTATAACCGAAAAAACTAACCGGCTTATCGGAAAGGCATTTACAAGGGCGTTTATCGGTTGTCGATCATTTATCTCCGCCTCGTTACTCGTTTGTATTGATAATAAAACAGCCTCAAGTTGTGCCGTCGTTGGTATCCCATCGACGCTTCCGGAACTCTCCGGGGTAGCCTCAACGTATACGTCAATTTGTCCGGGATAAAACGCGGTATATGGGTATACGTTAATTATACCGACTACTTCCTCACCCCACGTCTCATAATTGGCATACGCGCCACCCTGTGACGGTTTTTGAAATCTATCAATAACCCGTTGTCTATATTGTTCCGTGGTCTCTCCGTCTGATCCTGTAACTGTTTGTGCAGTTACGGTTGTCTCTCGGGATACATTTCCTAAAGCATTGGCAAATGATAAAATCGACCCAGAATCAAGATTTCCAATAACCCCCGCACCGCCCCCGCCGGATTGATCCGAGACCGCCCGAACCGTGGCGGGTACCGTTGACTCGTCTAATGTTACGGCCCCAATTGTTATATACGTTACTCCCGTATCCGAACTAATTAATTGAGACCCCGACGATAATGTACCACCCTGGGTAAATACCGTTATAATAATAGTTAACTCCGCTTGAATAGCCGCAACAGGTTCTCCAAGACCTAAAAGACCCCCCCACATTTTTAAAGGGGAAATTAACTTCCCATTAATTTCGGTATCTTTTATAGATGCGGTTTGTACAAACATCTGCAGAAACATAAATCCCCCATATTTATACAGTATTATAAAAACCGCTGCCAATGCTTTCGCTAATACCCGGAGAAACGATTTAGGTAATAACGGAATAGAGGCGTTAAATGCCGCTTCAAGTTGAGCGATTATAATAGCATTTATTTCCGCTGTCGTTGGTGTCGTTAGACTCATACGCTACCCTTCCAATTTTCCAAAAATTTAAATTCCAATTTTTCATCCGCTACATTTATAGTAAC